TTTGACCATTGGCATCGTCGGGTTGAAAGAAACCGGTCACCGATAGGTCAGAAACTTCCTTAAAACCTGATATAAATTCCTTGAACATTGTCGAACTGCCAAGGTTTGTCACGTCAATAGTGTTCGCCTTAACGTCAAGGCCCTGTATATCCTGCAAACCTGCAACAGCACTTGTACCGTTTATTTGCAGGTAAGTTCCATATGCGAGATTTGGCATGTCATAACCACTTCCTTAATAATATATTTCAAATTCGAGGGTTGTTTTTTGTTCCAGCACTTCCGGTTCATAACCATCTGAGGCGCTTACTACCTTCACCCGTTTGACAGGGTACCCAGCCAAATCGCCACGATAATCAAGCATTGCCACACGCAGCGTATCAAAGTATCCCTTGTTTTCTTTGTACGTTTCCGTATAGATGTCGAGCTGGATGTTCTCGATAAACATGGTATTGTCGCCGGTCAGCGTGGTGTCCTCGGCACTTCCTGTGCAACTGTAAACACCGTATGGCAGCGGTGTTTTAGGAGGCGCGACGGTTGGGAATATCCTCCCTGCGAGTTCCGGCACGATGGTGCAAATCTGAGCTTTTATGTATTTTTCAATCATTACAGCCGTCCTAACGCGTCGTAGAATTTCTGTAGAACAACGCTCATCACTTTGCCGCGATTGTTGTCAATCGCCGGGCGCAGGTACGGTTTCGCAGGTACGGTTTTTCCACTCTTGGTCGTGTGACCGAATTCCACCAGCAGACCATAATTGACGCCGTCAGGGTTTTTCTTACTCTTGTATCGGGGTCCTATCTGATAGGCTGCCTTTTTCTTGGGGTCCTTCGATTTCTCTTTTCGGAGAATGTCGATGCTGTTTTGAAGGTCACCGGTATCGACTGGCGCTCTTGCTTTCGCGTCCCTTTTTACAATTTCCGCACCTGCATAGGCCGCTTCATCAAGGGTTTCTTCGCTGATAAGATCGATGTTTTTAAACAACAGCGCCACCTCGTCAGCTCCGAGAATATCAACCTTTAATCGGCTCGCTCTCTCACTCATCCGCCAAGCTCCTTACACATTAATTGCAATGTCCGGTGCATTTCCTTGATATCTATAACAGCCAAAATTTCAAATATCCGGTCACCGTAAATCACTTGCATGCTCCGGTCGGCGCCTGTTATATAATCAAGTTCGATTTTAGTGGTGGTTTTTGACTGCACCTGCTCGGCTTGGAAATATTCCTTCCCGAAAATAGGGGAAATTGAGGCCCACACATTTGTCACAACGTCCTGATAACTCAGAGAAGCCGCTTCTCCATATTCGTTTTGGTTAGCGACATCATTAAGAATCTTCCTAATTAATATCTTTTTGTCGCGGTCTGCTCTCATGGGATTTCCTCCGTATAGTCGCCCGAAAGCGTGAGTGACATTTTGAGAAGGTCATAGCACTTTTGGAAACGGTCGGCTTCTTGATTATCCCAGCCGTAGTTTGCTTTGGCATAAAGAACAATGGCGCGCTTGATGAGAGAATCAGCGGCATCCTGCACCTTGGCCGAAGCCACACCGGCAAGTCCGAGGTCTGTCTGTGCCGCCGCTATAAGGTCAGTAATTTCCGTGTCTTTATCGGTGCCGCTGACTCTAAGTGCGTCTTTCACATCATCAAGCACTGCCATTTATTTCATCATCCTCTTCTATTTATTACGAAGTTGCGCGGGTGAGTTTCACAAAAGCTTCGGAGAGTGCCGGTTTGCCGTCTGCCACCGCAAGGCCGCGATATGTCAGCATACCGCTTGTGAAAGCTGCTTCTCTCGAAACGTCAATCTGTGGTGCTTTGGTGAAATTCATGTAATAGTAATCAAAGCATCCAAACAGAAAAGTGTCGACGGGGACATAATCGTCTACAATGTAAGAATTACCCAGAATCTTGCCGGGAAAACTGCCTGATGGGTCGGCGTTGAACAGTGGGCGGCCATAACCGTCTTTAATGAGCATAACTGCGGCTTCAGATTGTCCGTTGAACACCCACACGCCGTTGTTACGGTACATTGTGCCAAGCAGCGCACGACCACTTACGAAATCGTTGTATCCGATTCCATTTGCTTTGGAATACGTGGCGCTGTTGGTAATATCCCAAGTTACACCTGTGAGAATGCCGGTGGCTTGTCCAGTTCCAGTGCCGTTTAAGATCGCATTTTCAATGGCAATGGACATCTGGCGACCGAGCTGATCCGCTATGTATTCCTCAAAAGCATCAATTGTCATTGCGTCGGCTGCTGCTGAAATCTGCACGAGCTTGATAAGTTCAAAGCCGGTGAGGTTTATCGAGGTTACGGTGTCGTCGGCTGCTGTGCCAGCTACACCCTCGGCTTTCCATGTTGCCGAATTTAGAGCATTGGCAACGACAAGTGACAGGTTGCTCGGAACATACGATACTTTTACGAGCGGAAAAAGCACAGAAAACTGACGGAGCTTTTGAATGACGAGGTCAAGCGTGGTGGTCGGAACAGCCGCACCTGCGGAGCCTGTGCCAGTAGTTAGCGCCCTTTGTTCAATCTCGCTGAGCTGCTTGCCTTGCAATCTTTTGAGGTAGGCACTGCGATATTCCGGAGCACTAGCCACAGATTCACGGTCAAAGTCAAACATGGTGGCAATAGAAGGTTTTGGAATGGTACGATTTTCGACGGTGCCACTTGCGATACCAGCTGCAATCTGCTGCCTCTTTTCAATCTTGTCTTTTTCAGTTTTGAGGCTTTTGACCTCAATATCAAGTGCGTCAAGGTCGGCGTCGTCATTCTCAATTTCGCCCTCGATGGCACCCAGACGAAGTTCAATTTCCTGTAATCTTTTGTTCATACTTGTTTCCTCCAAATTTCCAATAGTGTTTTAATCTGCTGTTTTTTCCTTTTTCGCAATTCAGCACTCTCCAGCGCCTTACGCTCATTCTCGCTCTCCAGCTCAAAAAAGCTCCTCGCGGAAATGGAAGTTGTATCATAAGCGGGGAAATCCACCGCAGATACATCGAACAATTTGTCAATATCCTTAATGGTGCGTGTGTGCGCCTTGTTGTCGTATTCGTCTTTGCGCACCGTAAATGCAAACGACATTTTGTCAACATCACCGCGCTTTATAAGCTCATAAAGGTCGCGGCCATCTGTCGTGTCAGCGAGTTGAGCCCTAATTTTCAGGCCATTGTCGTCGCGAATAAGCTGTAAAGTCTTATTTCGAGTGCGCGCCATAATCATAAAGCTGTCGGAATGGTTATATTTCATCGGCACATCTGTCATATCGGTTTTGCTCAGAGCCGCACTGTCGATAATCTCACGGTATTCAGTACCACCAACCATAAACTTTGCGGGTTCATTGAACCGCACAGCGTAACCTTCGACAATGCGCGCGTCACTCTGTTCCGGTTCCATTACTGCTCTGACTTCCATCTCCCGTCGCTGGATTTTCATTTCCGTCTTGGGCATTGCTATCATCCTCTCCTACTTGATATTTGTTGGCCTTGCTGGCGTCTATAACATTTAGTGTCTGCATGCGTATCTGACCTTCGCCGTTTGGCAGAGGCGCAAGATTGAAAATTTCCCGCAATTCGTCGATGTAGAACAAGCCAAGCGGCCCGAGGTTTTGCGCAAGCGATATTTTTGTTTTGGCACTGGAATATTGGAGTCGGTTGGCTTCAAAGATAATTTCATTGCCATATCCCAGTTCCTTATCACTGAACACCTTGGTCGTAAATTCAAGGCTCATCTGGATTGCCAGCGGTTCTATTACAGATTCATAAAAAGCATTCCACTGGTCTTCGTTGTAATTGCTGGTAACAATTGATTCGGAGATGTTGAAATACCTGTATACTTGGTCACGCACGAGACCCATTGTTTTGTCGTCGATAATTTTGGGATCACCTTTGAGTTCGGTATAATCCGCTTTGGCGTCCAGTGCCGCGATGCCGCCGTTGTTTGTGATGTCCATGTAATCCGCAATGAAATCGTCACGCTGTTTTTTAATATCCTCTGGCTTCATCATATTTTGGGTGAATTTAAGTAAACCGCGCAGGTATGCTGAACTTTTGACGGCGTTGATGATGCCGCTGTTGATGGTTGTTATAACCTGCAAGATTGGCGTCAATGCCGTGTTGTGTGGTTCGCCATACATGTCATTTTTATAATAGAAGCGGCGTAGGTGGATTATGTCGTCGTAAGGCACCACCACTGTTTTTCCATTCATGAAATAGAATTTTGCATACACCGTTTCATCGTCACCAATCGCCTCGAGCAAATCCACGGCGATGCTGTTGATTGGATAAAATCCGACTGGCTTTCCGGTGATCTCATCAGGCATGACATATACAAAGGCATTGTTTGTCAGGAGTAACTGCGTAACGGTTTTATACAAAAAGTCATAAGTGTTCATGTACTGATTTGGCCTGTACTGTAGCAGCCATTCAAGTTGCGAGTCGGTATTGCTGATGGCTCCAGATACTCGCCTGATATGTCTGGGCTTGAGCTTGGCGGCGTTGCTGGCGATGGCGTGAACCGCCGAGCGCACTATGTCGTTGTCATAAGGCTCGCCGCTGTATGACATGAAATATGGGGTATATGCGTTAAGCATTTTTAACTGGGTGGTTTGCGCTGGAGTTGTCGGTTTCGCTCCAAACAGAGTTTCAAAAAGGCCGCGTTTTTCTTTGCTAGACATGTTTCACCTCCTAAATCATCGCTTTGTAATCTGCCATCCGTTCAAACAAGGCACAGTATGCAATCAGCAGACTCACCGCGCCGTCGATGCGCAGGCGATTGTTCCTGCCCTTGATTGGTCGGATATTATCGTTTTTGTCCCGTTCAACACTGGTGTTTGTGAGACACCATTTCAGAATGGGATTGTTATTGTAATTAATATTGTGATCTTTCAGGTCACCACCGAGTTCCTTCATCGGCTGGGAGAGCGTCCGGCTGCCTTGCCTGCATTCGACCATTTCAAAGCCGGTGTCAGCCATTTCCTGTACCCAATACCGCGAGTTCCAAGGGTCGTAGTAATTCCAAAGGGGCCGGATGCCATATTTTTGATACATCTCGACATACCATGCGGTAACGTCACTGTAATTAACTTTGTTGCCACTGCATAACCGAAGAAGGCCGCGCTCATGCCACTTGTCATAGGGTATCTTATCTTCTTTCACACGCTGGTCGAGCAGTTCTTCTGGCAAAAAATACATCTGTATGACGTATTTGCGCTCACTTCCGGCTTTCATAATGAGAAGTGTTGCACATGAAAGGTCGGTTGTGGCGGAGAGGTCGTTGCCGCTCACGGCGTAGCAATCGCGCAATTCTTCAATGCCATATGTGGTTTCATTATTCACATCGTCGAAAGTGAGCCACATTCCGGCGACGGTGTTGCGAATATTGAAATCTTTACACAAGATACCGGAAAGGTCTGACGGACTGTTTTTTGCGCGCTCTACCTTTGCGGTCAAATCTTCAAGTTTTTTTATGGTGCCGAGCGCCGGGTTCGCCTTCGGCCACATCTTCCAATCCGTCCATTCGCTTCGGTCGTCCAGCTCATATAATATAGGAAGAAACTGATCGTCTTGGACTAATCCGTCAGCAACTTTAACAGCGTAAGAATACATATCATCATAAATACACTCTCGCACAGTTCCACTTGTCGTAATCATTACAAGAAGTGGCTGCCTGCGGGCGCTCATGCTCTGCTTCATGACTTCATAAAGGTTGCGATCCTTGATGGCGTGGAGTTCGTCAATGATTACACAGTGGCTGTTCAAACCGTCAAGGCTGTTACTGTCTGAGGCGAGTGCTTCCATCTTGGAAAAAGTCAGCGGAAAGTATATATCGCTCTTGCGTTTTTTTAGGTGTTTGCTAAGAGCCGGAGATTGCCGTACCATATTGACCGCTTCACTGAACACGATACGTGCTTGGTCTTTTTTTGTGGCGACACTGTAAATTTCAGCGCCGCCCTCGCCGTCCGCCACCAGCATGTATAAGGCGATTGCCGAGAGCATAGTGCTCTTGCCATTTTTGCGGGCAATGAGGAACAGGGTTTCTCGGAAACGTCGCAGGCCGGTTTTTTTATGTACCACGCCGAACAGTGAAGCGATGAAAGCTTTCTGGAAAAGACCGAGCACAATGTTTTTGCCTATCCACTCGCCCTTGCTTTGTTTGCAGAACGCTTCAATAAAGTTTACAGCCCGCGTAGCCTTGACGTCGTCGTATATCCATTGACTTTTTCTGTCCTTGATGTCATCGCACAGCCGCGCGTAAACCTTTTTCACACGGGTGGAAGTGATGACCTTGCCTTTTTGAATTTCCGTGTTGTATTTTGATATCCAGTTCATTTTCCGGTCGTCGCTTTCAAGAAAAGATACAGCTCGTCTTGTGGCTCACCAGTGCTTGTATCCTTTGTTGCCAGCCGCAGTCGAGCATTAGGCGTCAGGCCGCATTCAATGGTCATCTTTCGGTATAGTTCACCATACCTGAGCGCGTCTTTGATTGCCGGATTGTTTTCAATGGATTTGTCGCCATTGCGGTTTTCCTTAACTTTCAAAAGGCCAGTGCGGTTCACAAATTCTGTGGCTTGTTTCCACTTGCTGTATGCATCGCAGCAGATTGCAAGGGAAACAATATCTATACTCGTTAAAATGTCAAGACCCTTCATTTCTTTTACCAACCGGGCAAACTCTATCTTGGCTGTGTCGTCGAGATAATCAGGGCAGGCTATCTTGCCCTTCCTTTTGGGCTTTACCGCTTGCTCATTGTTTTCTCGGCGTTCCTTTTCGGCGTTGGTCAAATGCTTTTTGTTATTCGCTACAGAAACTGGTTGTCTCGGCATAACTTTCACCCCCTGTTACTCGTACGGGTTTTTTGCCCGTAACTTTTTTTGTTTTTTGACGATAGCGTTGATTACTCAATGCCAGCACTGATTTTTGAATATTCAACTTTTATGTCGTTTCTCAAAAGAAACACATCACAGTCAGACCCTTTTTGCTCAATATACCGTTTTACGATGACATCCGCGTACTTCTCATCGAGCTCAACGGTATTACAAATGCGGTCGGTCTGCTCACAGGCTATCAGCGTAGAACCGCTGCCACCAAATGGGTCAAGCACAATGCTGTTTGTAAGGCTTGAGTTCATGATAGGGTAAGCAATCAGCGCAAGTGGCTTCATCGTTGGGTGGTACTGTGATTTTGATGGACGGTCAAAGTTCCAAGTGGTTTTCTGCTTTCTGTCGGCATAAAATTTATGTCCGGCGGTAGGTTTCCAGCCGACAAGAATCGGTTCGTGATTATACTGATAATCACACCTGCCGAGCACCAATGAATTTTTTACCCAGATGCAGGTCTGGTGGCAGTAAAAACCAGCGTCGCGAAACGCCGTTCTGAAATTTATGCTTTCTTTATCAGCATGGAAAACATATATTGAACCGCCGTCTGTCATGTGGTCATACATACTTTTAAACGCTGGAAGCAAGAATTCATAAAACTTCTTGTCATCCATGTTGTCGTTTTTAATTGTCCCTGCAGTGCCTTCGTATGAGACATTGTACGGAGGGTCTGTCACGATGAGATTTGCTTTTTTGCCGTCCATCAGCGCCGCATAGGTTTCCGGCTTGGTACTGTCGCCGCAGATTAAACGGTGTCTGCCCAGCAGCCAGATATCGCCTTGTTTCGTTATAGGATTTTCAGGTGGCGGCTCGTCAAAATCATCTTCTTTGATGCCTTTGGGGTCAAGCTCATTAAAGAGGGTTTCAATTTCTTCAAAGTCAAAACCAGTCAATTCTACGTCGAACGAGCCTGTGTCAAGCTCCTCAATCAGATCTTTCAGTTTGCCCATATCCCATTCACCGGATATTTTATTAAGCGCGATGTTCAGAGCCTTTTCCTGCTCCTTGTCGATATCCAAAACAACGCAATCAATTTCCTGATAACCAAGGTCTTTCAGAACTTTTACGCGCTGGTGACCGCCGATTACGGTCAAGTCTTTGTTGACTATGACCGGGTCTACGTAACCGAATTTCTCAATGCTGTGTTTAATTTTCTGATACTCACTGTCGGTGGGTTTCAAATCTTTGCGTGGATTGTAATCGGCGGGATGTAGGTTGGTTATATTTAGTTTTTGAAAATTCATTTAATTTCACCCCTTTCAATGGCAGCTATATAATAGAAAAGCGGATATGCCTGTTGTGGCACTACTGCGTTGCCTAAACACTTAAGGCGGTCTACACGATTTTTCACGCCGTTTGCAACTCTTGGTATATCCGGTTCTAAGTTCCAATGGCCGTCCAATCGGGTGAAAATCCCATCAGCCATTCTACCCATGTTGGATTCAAACTTCCAGTTTGGGAAGTCTGGCGCTTCACCACAATAGGTAGGCTTATTTGCCCCTTTTCTCGGTAAAGGTTCAAATTCTCGCCACTGTCCTTGTAATCCCTCGCCTGTGGGGTTGGAAACATCTGCACCGCATCCGCAAGACCCAGACTGTGACTGCTCAGACCATCCTTTGTTGCTCTGCGACCGGATTGAGTCAGCACAGCATTCGAATGCTCGGTTTCCTGCGTTGTCGGTGTCGGCCACATCTTGGTTGCCTCCATCCGTGCGTCCGTATATGCCTGACACATCAATGGGTCTATTTGCTCTCGTAAGTTTCCCGGACGCGTTCTGTTCTTGCGACCCCCTGTCGTTGCTTGCCTCTTCATCGCTTCGTAGCTCCGGCTTGGCAGGCTGTCCATCGTGTTTGGCGTGGCCCACAATAAAGACGCGCTCGCGCTTGTGCGGGGCCGAGACGCCGCAAGCTGGAATAAGGAACGGCTGCACTTCGTAACCTTCGTTTTCCATGTCAGCACACACTGTGTCGAGTGCCATACTGACGATTCCAGCAACATTTTCGCCAATAATCCAAGTGGGCCGGATTTCTGATATGACTCTAAGCATTTCAGACCAGAGATAACGGTCGTCATCCTTGCCGCGTCGCTTTCCTGCTGTGCTGAACGGCTGGTTATTCCGATGTCGGGATAATCAGGATTATGCCGAGAAAACAGTTATCCCGAAGTTTAAGCCGCAGCTCTTGTAAATAAAGGGATTGTGGTCAAAAACTTCGGGATAACAATATTGGGTTTTTCATTAGATTAAGCCGGAGAGCTTGAGGATC